GCACTATGCGATGCGCCAGGAATTTAAGCTGCTTAAAGAAATTATTCGCGACAACACTCCAAGCTCTTATGACTATGAGCCTGTTGTTGGTGAAAAGTCGGCCAAGCAAGAAGACTATGACATGGTGGATGTTATCCCCGTGTCGGATCCCAATAGCGCCACCATGGCGCAGCGGATCATGCAGTACCAAGCTGCTATTCAATTGTCCCAAGGCGCGCCTCAGATTTATGACTTGCCTCAGTTGCACCGTCAAATGTTGGAAGTGCTGGGCATCAAGAACGCAGAAAAGCTTGTGCCGGTTGAGGATGACATGAAGCCTCGCGACCCGGTTAGCGAAAACATGGCTTTCTTGAATGGTGAACCCACCAAGGCCTTTATTTACCAGGACCACGATGCGCACATTGCCGTGCACACCAGCATCATGCAGGATCCTTTGTTGATGGCGCAGATTGGCCAGAACCCCCAAGCTCAAAAGATGATGGCCGAGATTCAGGCCCACATTGCAGAGCACTTGGCTTTTGCTTATCGCAAAAAAATCGAAGAGCAACTTGGCGTGCCGTTGCCCGCTCCGGACGAAGATTTGCCGGAAGATGTGGAGGTCCAGCTTTCACGCATGGTGGCCCAGGCCTCTCAGCAAGTTTTGGCACAAAGCAAAGGCCAAGCGCAACAACAGCAAGCCCAGCAAATGGCCCAGGACCCTATGGTCCAAATGCAACAGCAAGAGTTGCAAATCAAAGCTCAAGACGCACAGACAAAAGCCAAAAAAGTCGACGGCGAACTTGCTCTCAAGGCACAGGAATTGGCGCTCAAAGCCCAAGAATTGCATGCCAAAGAAGGCCTGGACAACCCGCAATTGATTGCCCAGCGCCATGCAATTGAAATGGCCGCCCTGCAAGCTCAACAGCAGCGCGAAATGGAGGCTCACCAGATGGAGCAGGCCATGAAAGCGCAGCAAGCACAGCAACAAATGGCCATACAGGCACAGCAACACCAGCAGGCCATGGCCCACGGTGGTCATGTGCACTTGCAAAAGCTCTCACACGCAGAGCAATTGGCTCAAATGAAGGCCCGCCACGCCGAAGAGGCTGCGAAAAAGGCGGCAAAACAAACTAAATCGGCTGCGAAAACGCCGAATAACAAAGAGGAATAATGGAAATCAAAATTCTTGAACACCTGAACTCCAAATTAGAGGAGAGAAGGTTGGAACTCATCGAGTTTTTGGGCCGTGGAAGTGCATCTTCCTTCGACGGCTACAAAGAAGTGTGCGGTCAAATCCGAGGCCTGCAAGCCGCACAACTTGAAATTGCTGACCTCGTGCGAAAATTTAAGGACAACGACGATGAGTAATGAGATTTTGATTGGGCAAACACTTGACCCCACCGGTCCAGTATCAGTTTTGCCTGGAACTGCTGAGGAAAAGGCGCGACAAGTGCCAGATCCTGTGACTTATCATCTTTTGTGCGTGCTTCCTGAAATTGATGATGAGTATGAAAGCGGTTTGGCCAAAGCAAGCCAGACCATGCACTTTGAAGAAGTGCTTTCACCTGTGCTTTTTGTTGTGAAAATGGGGCCCGACGCCTACAAAGATGAAAAACGCTTCCCAAGCGGTCCGTCTTGCAAGGTTGGTGACTTCATTTTGGTTCGTCCAAACAGTGGAACTCGAATCAAAATTCACAACAAGGAATTCCGTTTAATTAACGATGATTCCGTCGAAGCTGTTGTGCAAGATCCTCGCGGAATTAGCCGCGCATAAGGGGTAAAGCATGGCAGAAATCGAAAAAGTTGAATTTGAATTTCCGGATGAGATTGAAGAAAAGCAATCCCGCGCGGGAAGCAAGGTGGTGACGCCGGCAAGTGAAGATAATCCTTCCATCAAAGAAGAAGAAATTGAAATTGTCGATGACACACCGGCGGCCGACCGTGGACGAAAGCCCATGGAAGAACCCCCCAAAGAAATGTCCGATGATGAACTGGCTAAATACGATGAAAGCGTAAAGAACCGGATTAAACATTTCACAAAAGGCTATCACGAAGAACGGCGCGCAAAAGAAGCCGCAGAACGTGAGCGAGAAGAAGCTCTTCGCCTGGCGCAAAGCCTGGTTGAGGAGAATAAAAAGCTAAAAGGTTCTTTGAGCCAGGGCCAAAAAGCATTATTGGAGCAAGCCAAAAAGGTTGTGGCCAATGAGCTTGATTCAGCCAAACGGGCTTATAAAGAGGCCTATGAATCTGGTGATTCTGACGCAGTTGTTGCAGCGCAAGAGGCATTAACCGCGGCAAAAATCAAATCAGATCGGGTTCAAAACTTTAAACCTGCTCCGGCAGAAGAAGATAATGAAGCTGCCATTCAGCGTCAGCCTGTTGCTCAAAGGCCACAGCTAGACGAAAAGACATTAGAATGGCAAAATAAAAATACTTGGTTCGGCCAAGACGACGAAATGACCAGCTTTGCGCTTGGATTCCATAACAAGCTGGCCAAACAAGGAATCACGCCGTCGTCCGAAGAGTATTACCAACGCATTGACAAAAGAATGCGTGAAGTTTTCCCAGATGCGTTCGAGTCTGAGAAAGCGGATAAACCTGATGATGCGCCTCCTCGTCAGAAATCATCGAATGTTGTTGCACCGGCAACGCGGGGTACTGCGCCTAAAAAAGTCGTACTTACCAAATCGCAGGTGGAAATCGCCAAACGGCTTGGGGTTCCTTTGGAACTTTATGCTCGTAAGGTTGCGGAAGAAATGAGGAAATAATATGAGTGAACAGATTCGTGAAAAACGTACGGCTAATACCCGTGAAGCAGATGCTCGTCCTACGAAGTGGATGCCTCCCCAACTTCTGCCCGATCCGGCTCCGGAACCGGGTTATGCGTTCCGTTGGATCCGTATTAGCATGTTGAACGACGCTGATCCGCGTAATATTTCAGCAAAACTCCGCGAAGGTTGGGAGCCTGTAAAGGCGTCAGATCACCCTGAGGTTAAATTGTTTGGGGCGTCCAATGGACGATTCCCGGATTCGATTGAGGTTGGTGGCCTGCTTCTTTGCAAAACCCCAGTTGAGTTCGTCGGACAACGTGATGAGTATTATGCAAAACAAGCTGATGCTCAAATGAACTCCGTGGACGGCAACTACATGCGCGAAAGTGATCCTCGCATGCCTATGTTCAAAGAACGTAGCAGCAAGGTTACTTTTGGTAGAGGTGCTTAATTTTTTTTGGAGCTTAACATGGCTTATCCCACTGTCTCAGCCCCGTACGGCCTGAAGCCTATCAATCGTATTGATGGCATGCCCTACGCCGGCGCTTTCCGACAGATTCCCGTTGCTGCCGGTTTTGCAACCGCCATTTTCAATGGCGACACTGTGAAAATCGACTCCACCGGTTATCTGGTTAAATCCACCACCACTGACTCCGGCACTATTGTTGGCGTTTGCGTTGGCGGCCAGTACGTGAACTCTAGCGGTCAAACCGTCCAGGGCCAGTACATCCCCGCTGCTGCATCTACGTCCACCAATCTGGCTTATGCCTACGTGATTGATGACCCCATGGCCCTGTTCAAGGTTGCCGTTGTGTCGTCTGGCACGACCATGAGCTCCGCCGGCCGTACTGTTGTTGGTTCCAACTTGGCTCTGGTGCTGAATGCTGGCTCGACCACGACTGGTGACTCTGCTTTTGCAGTGACCCTGACTGGTGCTGGCACGACCGCTACCATCCCCGTTCGTGTGATCGACGTTGTGCCCGAAACGGCCACCGCTGCTGACACTTACACCGAGCTGTTGGTGAAAATCAACACGCACCAGTACAACGACACCACTGGTGTTTAAGGAGTAAAAAATGGCAATTTCACGCGCACAACTGCTGAAAGAACTGCTCCCTGGCTTGAACGCTTTGTTCGGTCTTGAGTACGCCAAGTATGGCCAAGAGCACAAGGAAATCTACGAAACCGAAACCTCGGAGCGTAGCTTTGAAGAGGAAACCAAGCTGTCTGGCTTCTCCGCCGCTCCGGTGAAGAACGAAGGCTCTGCGATTGCTTATGACAACGCGCAGGAAGCTTGGACGGCTCGTTACAACCACGAAACCATTGCGATGGGCTTCTCCATCACTGAGGAAGCCGTGGAAGATAACCTGTACGACAGCCTCTCCAGCCGCTACACCAAGGCTTTGGCCCGTGCTATGGCTTACACCAAAGAAGTCAAAGGCGCTTATGTGCTGAACAATGCGTTCAACACTGCTGTGACCTACGGCGACGGCGTTACCCTGTGTAGCACCGCTCACCCGCTGATTTCTGGTGGCACCAACAGCAACCGCCCCTCGACCGCCGCTGACTTGAATGAAACGTCGTTGGAAAACGCCGTGATTCAAATTGCCGGCTGATTGCTGCTAAACCCAAGAAGCTGGTTGTTCCCCCGGCACTGATGTTCGTGGCTACCCGCCTGCTCGAAACCGAGCTGCGCGTTGGTACCAACGACAACGACATCAACGCCATCAAGAACAACGGTTCTGTCCCCGGTGGTTACACTGTTAACCACTTCTTGACAGACACCAACGCTTGGTTCCTGTTGACTGACGTGCCCAACGGTCTGAAGCACTTCGTTCGTACCCCGCTGCAAAACAGCATGGACGGCGACTTCGACACCGGCAACGTCCGTTACAAAGCCCGCGAGCGTTACAGCTTCGGCGTGTCCGACCCCCTGGGTGTTTACGGTTCGCCTGGCGCTTAAACGGCGTGAAGAAAAGCTCCTTCGGGGGCTTTTCTTTTTTTATATTTCGTGTATATTTGAATCACCCCGGGGTTCCCGGCACATCAAACTGACCCGGCAGACGACGTACCGATTGATGTGCTGATCTTGTACGTAAGGACAATTTATCATGGCAGTTTCTACTACCCAAAGCATTTGGCGTTCTGGCGGTGGCGATCAGACTCGCACTGCATATTGCGGCACCGGATTGATGGTTGCTGAGTTTTATATTTCTGGCGCTTCGGCCGCCGGAACTTCCGCAAAAGTTTCTTCTGTTTCTGGCGCTCCCGCTGTGGTTCTGCCGATTGGCGCCGTGATTGTTCAAATCAATGCCCTGTGCGCAGCAACTGGCGGCACCACCCCCACGTTTGACATGGGTTACACCGGCTACACCGACACCACCGCAACCAGCAACACCGCCCTGGTGTCTGCTGCTGTTGCAACGACCGGCAAATTGGTTATCAATTTCTCAACCGCAACTGCTGGCGCAAGCATGGGCACCACAATGTCCACCACGCAAATGGTGACCATCACTGGCGGCGGCACTTCTGGTGATGCGCCCACCGGTGGTTCCATTACCGGCCAGATTCTTTACTACGTCACTGACCCGTACCTCGGCCAGCAGAACGTCTAAGGAGTAAATCTCCATGATGCAAACCGACGTTAAATCGGCTCACCTTAGTGCAGCCGGTTCATACTATGCGGGCCGTACGCGCCTCCGAGGCATTGTTGTCACGCCAAAAGCGACCACTGCGGCCACTTTTGAAATTCGTGATGGCGGAGCTTCGGCGGCCGTTTTGTACACAATGGATATTCCAAGCCTTGGCACACCAAACTCCTTCTATGTCCTTGTTCCGGGTGAAGGTGTTTTGGCTGCCTCTGGCTTGTATTTAACATTGAGTGCTGGCTCCGTAACGGGAATTACGGTGTTTTATGGCTGAACAAAAGAGTTTTAGCTTGGCGGGGCGCAAACTAATGATTGCGATCCCTTGCTATGACGGCAAGGTCAACGTTAAGACCGCATTTGCCATAGCTGAACTCGTTCCAAAACTGGACAAGATGGGCGTTCAAATCCATCTTGCCCATGTTTCTGGATGTTCAATCATTACAAAGGCTCGCAACAACCTGGTTCGGAATTTCATGGATTCTGAATGCACGGACCTGTTGTTTGTTGATGCTGATGTAATCATCAATGTCGAGGCTGTTACGCGGCTTTTGGCGCTTTCAACTGGCAAAGATGTTGTGGCCGGTTCTTACCCGCGCCGCTCAGCAGATTCAAAGTTTTTTCTTGATTTCTATTTGAATGAAAAGAATGAACTTGAGTTTGATGAGCACGGCTTGCTAAGAGTTGAAAGTGTTGCCACCGGCTTCATGCTTATTCGCCGGCATGTTATCCAGCACATGTACGACAAGCATCCTGAGTGGTCTTACAGCCTGAATGAAGAAGGCGACAAAGAAATTGCAGTCTTTGACTTTGCCATTATTGATGGCCAGTACATTGGCGAAGATTATTTGTTCTGCCGCCGCGCGCGCGAGGAAGGGTTTAAGATTTTCCTGGACCCGGACATTAGCTTGCCGCACATTGGCACCCAAGAATTTACCCGCAACTTTGCAGAAGATGCGCTCAAGCCTTTGCTGGCGCAGTTTGCAAAACCCAAGTTGAAGGTTGCAAATGGCTAAGACACCAGCATGGCAACGCAAAGAAGGCAAGAACCCTAATGGCGGATTGAATGCCAAGGGCCGCGCCTCTGCGAAAAAACAGGGTATGAACTTGAAGCCGCCTCAACCAGAGGGCGGTGCTCGCAAGAATTCTTTCTGCGCCCGGATGGAAGGCATGAAGAAAAAATTGACTGGCGAAAAAGCCAAGAAAGATCCTGACAGCCGTATCAACAAAAGCCTAAGAGCATGGAAGTGTTGAAATGGAAATGATGCTGTGGAACGCCTTGCTGACTACATTGCTCGCATTGTTAAGTTGGAC